CAACATGCGCCGGTGGATCGACTTCCTCTCGGACATCAACGAGTTGCGGTCGTTCGCCGGTCACGAGTCAAACGGAGAGATCGACCCGTGGGTAGCACCACCGGGCTTCGGCGTTGCCGCCGCCTTCGCGGCCTCAAACCAGACATTCGGCACATGGTGTGTCCCCGCGGCGCTGCCATTCGAGACGATCTTGTGGCGTGCGGCGATGGAACACCTGCACGCCCTCGGCTGCAAAATCCACATCATCTGGAATCCGTCCGCCGATCCGAACCGTGCGGCCAACTGCGCGACGATGGATGCGTACTACGGCCAGCAGCACGAGACCACCGCCGTCGTGCGCAACCTGCCGCAGGTTGCCCCCGGAGCCCTGACATTCACCACCACCGGAAACGGTCGGTCGTTCACCTCGGGCTATGAGCATCTTTTCAACCTCTCGGTGATCTACTACCGCCGTGTGAGCGGCACGCTCCCCGTCCCCTACCTCAACGGCTGGCCCTGGTCTCAGGCCGACCCGCTGATGATCAGCGCGGGCGCGGCCGGCGACACCGAACTGACCGACCTGATCGCGGCCTATACGCTGACCCAGGACACCACGCCCACGGCGCGTGAAGCAGCGTCCAACCGATCCCGCGTGCGTATGAGGAGCCGATAGCCATGCCCGTCACCCTTGTCAAAGTAAGCACCACCGATTCGGTCGATGATCCGACGCTTGTCACGGGCATCATCAACGCCGTCCCCACGCTCACCGTCGCGGTCCGAAACACCACCGGCGACACCATCAACACCTTCGTCCTCGTGCCCGGTACCGGCCTGACGGCTGAATGGCAGATCGGCACGCCCATATCCCTTGCGAACGACGCGCAGGTGAACATCGTCCTGACCTTCGACGACTCAATCGTCCGCGATAACTTCTCCACGACCTTCCAGGTGACGAGCAGCGGGGGCAGCCCCACGATGAATCTGACACTGACCGTGACCCAGGGCGGCCGCACCCGCTTGCGGAACCGCAGGCGATGAACCACAAGGTGATCAAATAATGGCGAAAGTCGGACGCCCATCCAAGCGCACGCCAGAGGTTGAGGCCAAGATCCTCGACGGGCTTTCCGCTGGCATCACACTCAACCGCCTTTGTGTCCGCCCCGATATGCCAGACTCGCAGACGGTCCTTCGCTGGAAGCGGGAGGATGACAAGTTTCGCGCGGCCTACGCGCGCGCGCGCGAGGATGGTGCCGAGGCGATGGCAGACCGCATCGTCGACATGGCCGACAACGCATTGCAAGCCCGCGACATCATCGAGATCAACGCGGTGCGACAGGCCACCGAGAATCTCAAGTGGGCGGCGGGCAAGTTCAATCAGCAGTTTGGCGACAAGGTGAAGACCGAACACTCCGGCGAGGTCAATGTCATCACCCAGAAGATCGTGCTCGACAAGCCTCCGCCCGGCTGGAAGGGGACGGCCTGATGGTCGCTATCGCACCGCCGGAAATCAAACTGCTGCCGCATCAGTTCGCGTTCGTTCACTCCGACGCGCCGTGGCTCATTACCGACGGCGGGCGTGGCTCTGGCAAGACCGATGCGATCGCGGTCAAGGTTGCGATGCGGGCAAGGAAGCCCGGCGCGCGTGAAGGTCTGTACCGCCAGAAACTGGTAGACCTGCGGACCTCTACGCTGCGGTCGATGCTGGAGGGCAACGGGTCCGCCCCGCCCATCCTTATCCCCGGCTCCTACACGCACAATCAGCAAATGAAAACCATCAAGATCCACGGCGGCGGTGAGATCGTCTATAACGGGATGGACCAGGGCGATGTGGGCCGGCAGAGCGGCAGCACCGGCCGGGGCTCCTCGATGAATCTCAGCGGCGCGGCGTTTGACGAATGGGTGGAGATGCGTGAAACCGCCGTCGTTCAGGTTGCGATGGCCGTGCGGCTCAAGGTGGACGGCCTGCCCCTCCAGCGGTACGGCGCTTGCAACCCGTCGGTCCCGATGCACTGGCTTGCCCAGCGGTTCGGCATGTCGCCGGGCGGCCAGTCGTGGAAGGGTCACGCGCGGATCATGGCCCCGGCGTGGTCCAACTGGCACCTACCGCCCGAGTACCTTGACGAGTTGCGTGCATTGCACGGGGTGGCCCGCGAACGATATTGGCTGGGCAAGTGGGTCGGCTCCGATGGCATGGTGTACGACAAGTGGGACCGCGAAAAGCATGTGGCCGATTCGTCGTGGCCTGCGAAACGCAAGGTCTACGGAGTGGACGAGGGGTACAAAGATCCCTTTACCGTGGTGGAGGTCGAGGTCGATACCGACGGCCGGCTGCGGGTCACCCGCGAGGTCTACCAGTCGCAGTTGACCCAGGCCGAGAAAATCCGCATGGTGAAGGACATGGCCGGGGAGTCCGAGGTGATCGTCGATTCATCCGCGCCCGACCTCATCGAATCTATGCGACGCGAGGGCGTCGACGCGAAGGCATGTCAGAAGGGGGCGGGCTCGGTGAACTTTGGCATCGGCCTGATCCAGCAGCGGCTTGTGGTGCTGGGCGACGGGCTGCCACGCCTGACCGTAGACCCGTCCTGCACGAACACGATCCGCGAGTTTGAAACCTACGAATGGAAGCCCGGCGGAGATCGGCTCAAGGACGAGCCGTACGACAAAGACAATCACGCAATGGACGCGCTCCGGTACGCCGTGCGGCACCTGGACGACGGTGATGCGTGCTACGGATACGCGGCACCTGTGAGGCGACAAGATCGCCGGGGGGTATGGCAGTGAGCGAATGGTCTATCTTTGACACCAAGCAACTTGCGCAGTTCGGGATTGTCACGAGTGACCAGATCACATCGGCCACGGTGCTGCGCGCCGAGACCCTTGCGCGCCAGTATGCACGCGACCCCCTCGCGGCCGACCTCATGCAGCGGGCACAGTCGATCGTTCACACCTGCGCGATGATCAACGCGGGCGCCTGTGTAAGCCAGCCGCTTCGCCTCTACCGCCGTGTCGGGTCGTCGGTCGGTTCGTCACCGTTCGCGCAACGCTCGGTCCCGCCCGCACGGAGGAAGGCCCTGTCGCGGGGCACGATGGGCATGAAGGTTCAATCGTTCGCCGATTCGGGCGCGGACATGAAAGAAATCATGGACCACCCGGCCCTTCAGTTTGTCCGCAACCCGAACGCGGCCTACCCCGGCGGAATCCTCGAGCGCATGGGCTTCTATTTCCGGGGGATCACCGGCAACTGGTACACGATCGTGACGAAGGACAAGGGCCTTCGGGCGTGGCCCGGCTACCCCCAGTATGTCACGCCAACCTGGAGCAAGGACGAACCAGGCCAGGTCGAGGGCTACAACTACGGGCGAGACTCGACCGATATGGTGAGCATCGCGCCCGAGCATGTGCTGCACTACAGAAACAACCTGAGCCGAACCAATCCGCTCATGGGCGAGGGCGAGTTGGCGGGCGTGGTCCCCGAGGTTGACCTTATATTGAGGACAAACATGCACGACCTCGCGTTTGTGCAAAATGGCAACCGCCCCGACAGCATGATCAAACTGACCAGCGACGCCAAGCCCACGCCCGAGCAAATGAAGACGCTTGCCGATAGCCTGGACGATTGGGGCGCGGGTGGCGCGCGCGATGGCAAGCCGTTTGTCGGATGGCAGATGGACTGGGTGCCGCTGGCCTTCAATCCCAAGGACCTTCGCACGCTCGAACAGTTGGCGAACTATGAGAAGCGCATCCGCTTTGCGTTCGGCATCCCAGAGAGCATGGCCGACTCCAACGCCAGCACCTACGCGAGTGCGGGCGTGGCGGACGCTCAGCATGGCCGCGTGATCCGCGCCAAACTGATTGACGACGCGGCGCAGAAAACCGAGATGATCCTGGCCCGCCTGTTCGGGCTCGACCCAAATGAATGGTGCTTTGTTTATGACGACCCGGTGCCGAAGGACGAACTGGCAGACCAGACGCGGTTGATTTCGTTGACCGGCGCGGGCGGCCTGACGATCAACGAGATGCGTGCGGAACTCGGGTACGACCAGGCGGATGATCCGATGGCGGATTCGTTGCTCTTTAACGGCCAGCCCTTGGGCGCGGCCGCGCCGCAAATGAACGACCCGTTCGCGGGCCTGTTCGGTGGGGCACCACGGCCCCAGCCCCAGCCCGCGCCAGAGCCCGACCCGGACCCCGAGCCCCCGGCGGCCCTTCCGGTGCCGGTGCCCGATGAGGACGGCACCAAGGCCGCCACGCCCACCCCGGTCAGCCTCACCAAGTCCATGCTCTCCCATGAGAGTTATTGGTGGGCAGAGGATGAGGATGGATGCAAGTGCTGCAAGGCAGCGCCCAATCTGCCGGTGGGCCTGGTCCGCGATATGTTTGAGCGATACGGGCCGGGCCTCGCGGCGCTCATGGAGGATGTGCTTACCGACGCACAGGACGAGGCCGTGCAAGCCTACGGGCGTGGCGAACTGCCCGACCTTGCACCGCTCCGCGAGCAGAGCGAAAAACTGCTGCTGGATCAGGTGCGGGAAATGGCCGAGTATGCGATCCGCTCCGAGTTGACGGCGGCGGGCGCGTTGGAGGATGCGTTCTCCGTGGTGGACGAGCGTGCCATCGAGTTCGCGCGCAGTTACACGATCCAGCTCGCGGACGATATCTTCGCGACCACTTCGGACATGGCGAAGGAAGCGGTCACGCGGGGTCTGGAGCAGGGCCTGTCTATCGACAAGATCGCGGACGAGATCGAGGGCGTGCCGAAGTACCGGGCCGAAATGATCGCGCGGACCGAAACGAACCGCGCCGCGAACTCGGGCCAATACGAGACATTCAAGATCCTCGGTGCGAAGAATCTGGAGTGGGTGCTGAGCCCCGGCGCTTGCCCGCTTTGCACCGCCATCGCTGCCCGCGGCACGCGACCCGTGGGCGAACCGTTTGCCGTCGCCGGTGAAACTCTTGGCGGCGTGGTAGTCCGCGACACCCTGTTACACAGCCCCGCGCACCCCAACGACCGATGCACCATGATCGCTCAGTACCCTACGGGAGACGATGAATGATCCACGATCTGAACGCCATAGACCGATTGAACCAGCACGGGAAGGGCCTGGGCCTGGAAGGTCCGATCGGGGTCCGATCTATGGTTGGCGGAAGTTTCACAAAGGCGGAAAACCCCGGCGGCAGGCCCGAGTACATCGCGCTGGCCAACACCGACGATATCGACCTTGAGGACGAGGTAGTGGTCCCGTCCGGTGCCGACCTGTCCTACATCAAGAAGAATATGAAACTGTTCGCGGACCACCGATACAACAGCGAAGATGTGGTCGGCAGCCTGCGGTATATCAACCGCTTCCCCGAGCCGAGCAACGCCAAGAGTCAGACCGCTTGGCAGGTTCGGTTTAAGATCGCGCGCACGGATGCAGGCCGCACGGTGGAAACCATCATCGAAGACACCCAGGGCATTGGCCTTTCGGTGGGGTTCGTGGCGAAGGAGTACGGACCGCCGACGGCGGACGAAGCCAAGCGGTACACGAGGGACGGCAAGACCCCGCGTTCGGTCGTGCGCAAGTGGGACTGGTTTGAGTTGTCCGCGACGCCGTTACCCGCAAACAAAGCGTGCCAGACGATGGGCGTGGTGTACGATGAAAAGCACCTCGCGGCCATCGAGCGGCTCGTGACGAAGGGCCGGATCACGCGATCCGGTGCGGCCCGCTTTGGCCTGCCCATCACCGTTGACCGCAAGACATGGCGGATCGTGCTGCCCGACGGCGGCGTGATCCATCGGAGCGCGAAGGCGTGACAATCTGGTATGTACCAATGAACAACGACAAGCGGACATTCGAGGCGGTGGAGGGCGGGTCGGTGACCATCGACCGCACCACCGTCTCTACCGTCTGGCATGATCCTGACTGGCCCGACCGCACGGAGGTCTCCTACGGCGGTCGCGTGCGTTTGATCCGGGCGAGGCCCGACGATGTGATCGCATGGGTGAGGTCAACGCCCACCAACTAGAGGGAGCCGCAATGGCTAGATCCTGGAGCGTCGAGCACACCTATCGGAATGTCAGCACGATCGTCTTTCAGGCACCCCATCGCGGCGGCTGGGAACAGTGGATGCTGGTTTCATCCGACCGCCACCACGACAACGCCAAGTGCGACCAGAGGATGGAGCGACGCCACCTCGACCAGGCCCGCGATCGTGACGCGCCGGTGATCGACGCGGGGGATTTGTTTTGCGCCATGCAGGGCAAGTGGGACAAGCGGGCGGACCGCTCGGCCATGCGCGAAGAGTATCAGCAGGGCCCGTATCTCGATCGCCTGGTGAGTGAGGCCGCGAAGTTCTACGGCCCCTATGCGGATCTTTTCGCGGTGATCGGGCGGGGCAACCACGAGACATCAATCGCAAAGTACCACGAGACGGACTTGACCGAGCGCCTGGTTGCGGTCCTCAATGAGAACCACGGTGGCAAGGTGTTGGCCGGCGGATACGGCGGGTGGGTACGGCTCCAGTTCCGGCGGCAGAAAGAGCACCGCTCTAAGTTGCTGCACTACTACCACGGGACCGGCGGTGGCGGCCCGGTGACGGCCGACATGATCCAGTTAGATCGGATGAGAAACCGCGCCGACGCCGACATCTATGTCTTCGGTCACACCCACGATTCGTGGTGCAGGCGGATCAGCGTCGCGGGCCTGACCTCGTGCGGGCGACCGATGCAGCGCGAGATTATCGCCGTGAAGTGCCCGAGCTACAAAGACGCATATCACGACGGGGCCGGCGGATACGAGATTGAAAAGGGCCACCCCCCCAAGCCCCTTGGCGCGTGGTGGCTGCGGTTCACATGGCACCGCACGGACGGCATTTGCGTCGAGGCCATGGAAGCAAAGTGATCGGGTTTCTTACGCGCGGGCACTAAAAAAGCCCCCCGATGCTTGGCGGCACCGC